TAAACGCAATAAGAAAAAGTTTTCGTATACCAAAACAGACAAAGGCTACCTTGTAACTTTGGTTGCATTCAGATAAAAAAATACCCTGCTGGATATTAGGGCAGGGCGGAGATTGAGTAAGATGAATATAACATTAGATGAGATTAGAAGCAATGCACCTGATGGGCTTTTTTTATGGTGAAATTATTGGCCATTCAACAGCAGCAATATTCTAATAAGCAAGGGGGAAAGCATGCGGAAGATTTCTGAGCATCAAATTGAGCGGGCAGACAAGATTTTCCGGGGACGCATGAGTGTCACGCCATTTTTAAACCATCCTGGTTTTAAGTACAGTTTTAAAACGCGTTCTTATCGTGATTTTACCTTCGGTGCGGTAACAGGCCCAGCCATCCATATCTCGAACTTGTTTCACGAAATGGCGCACGCAATTGAATTCGTGCTTTCCGGTGAAGCAGTTGATCGCCGCTGCGAGGATGGGAAATTTGAGTTCTGGGTAAAAAAAATTGAACTTGGCGGCCGTTACTATAATGAGCTGGAGACAATTCAATGCACAGAAAGGGAGATTCGAACATGGGCAATTCAGCTGAAATTTATGCATATTGTTGGCTTTAAGCATGATCCTCAGAAATTTGCAAAGGAGGCTGGAGAACTGTCTACATGGCTTCCGGACGATATAAACATCAATGTGCTGAAAGGGACAAAAGGCGAAGCTGAGCGGAAGGCTTGGGTGTCAGAACAGGTTTTAAAGCATTACCAAACATTGGATAAGGATCAAATGTTTGGTGCGTTTTTAGTTTGGCTGGATGAAACGCATAAAATGCAAACCCAAAGTGCAGCGGTATTGTCTTAATAGGTTCTCGGAGAGTAAAAATGTCATTCGCTTTGAAGCGTGGGGAATATTGTGGTATAGATGGCTTAAAGCTGAAAAAGTTTGGACTGAAATACTAAACAAGCCTAGAAATATAAAACCCCTATAAGGGGTTTTCTTTTATCCATTCCTCTACAGCTTCCATAGCAGCCCCCCAACCATAAGCCACACAACAAAAACACCCTGCACGGTCTGCACGTTCTAAAAACGCATCCTGTTCTTTTGAGGTCCTTGAACTTTTAGCCTTCGATTTCATTTCACACAAAAAAGTCGGACTGCCTGCAATCACAATATCGGGCGCACCCTTCACAAAACCGCCTTGCATCTTCATGATGTTGGTGTCCTTATGGTCGCGCTTTCCCTCGTTGCGTACATGCAAAGCCAGTGCGTGTATTTCGGGATAACGCTTTTGCAATTGGTTGAAAAATGTCGTCATCTCAGCAGCTTCGCTTGGTTGCTTGCCTGTTTGTTGTTGTCCGTAGGTTTTGATCATTAGCTGCATCCTAGTTTTTCAAAATAAAAGATAATAGGTTCTTTCTTAAATTCAATTAATCCAAATCTAATAAGGTGTCGAACCTGAGAACAATCACGTATTACTTGAACGTCTCTATAGTGAGCTAAAAGTGACCGCCAGTTCTCAAGTGACATTGATCTCTTGTTATGATTGCAGTGAGTACAGGAAGGCATTAAATTATCAATATTATCCATTTCAGGGTTTATGCTCGTACCATCTCCATTTCTTCGTATTGCAATAAGGTGATCTGCATGCCATTTATCACTTAATTCACAACCGCAATAAGCGCAATTACCGCCAAACTTCATTTTTAATTCCGAACGTTGTTGCTTGGTTAATTTCACGCTGCCATCTCCTTCTCAAATTTAGCTATATCTGTTTCACGGTTAAAGTCATAAATGTGCATGTAGCCACTTGATGACTTTTTGTAAGTAATGGTTTTTGGTGCAAAGTCGGTATTTAAAAACAGGTCGTAAAATTTAGGCATAACCTTATTCGACATTATGACTTGAACGATCCGTTCAGGTGTACCGAAGCTGATTTGTATGCCGTCATTGCCTGACTTGGTTTTAATCGCTTTCTTGCGAATAAAGTTAATTGCATCGGTTTGAACTTGGCTTAAATCTTTTTTGAATGCTTTGAATTCTGCGATCAATTTCTGATTTGGGTCAATAAGCTGTACGCCGCATCCAGTACACTTCCGTGCTGTAAGGTCGTTTTTCTCCCCACACTCGGTACACTCTTTATATGACCAGTAATACTCACAACGCTCGAAAACATTATGCCCTTTCACTTCAACATGGCTGCAACGTCTTGAAAAATGCGCGGGAAAATGCTGGCCTTCATATTCCACACGTTCGCCTGCAAGGTCGAGAAAGTATCCGAATTGGTCAATATTATAGCCGTCAGGGTTTGGCCTCATGGTTACACTGTTTACGCTGTGACAGTCAGGGCATTGGATTTCCGATTTAATCGACTCTTTGTTTTTGTTCGCCTTGATTTGTGGATTGAATACATCACCATCTGGAAAGTGGGTGTTTACGTTGTCAGCATAATCGAGCAGTAAAGAATATTCTTTACCGTCATGCAGGCGCAATGCACGGCCTATAATTTGCTGCAATAATGAAGCTGATTCCGTTTTCCGCAGCACCGCAATGATTGAGACACTTGTGCAATCAAAACCCGTAGTTAGGACAGAAATATTTACCAAGTATCTGATTTTTTGCGCTTTAAAGTCAGTAATGATCTGTTTACGTTCTGCCTTTGGTGTTTCGCCTGTAATCAATGCTGAATTATAAGCAGGCAGGCTTGCCATGATCTCCTTAGCATGGTCAATCGTGGCACCGAAAAACATCACACTTTTTGCATTCATGCCATTCGCATTGTGGATTACGTCCGCGACAATATCAGCTGTCTTTTTGCCGTGACCCACAAAGGCTTCATCAATTGATTCTGCTGTATATGATCCGCCCTTCATAACCAGGTGCGAAGTGTCGTATTGTTCTGCGCCAATTTTGCCGATACGAATCGGGGTTAGATAACCTTGCTCAGTCAGGAATTTGCCGCCAATAGTGATAAGCAGTTTCTTGAAGTAAGGCTTTACAGTTTCATCAACCAATTGATTATTCTCATCCATCTCGTACACATAGCCAGTTCCGAGCCGATAAGGTGAAGCCGACATACCAATACAGCGCAAATTCGGATTACCTTTCTTCATGTCGGAAATAATCTTTTTAATCGTGGGGGTGATACGATGCGCTTCATCCAGAATGACACATGAAAAGTTTTCACCCTGTTCTAAGGCTTTACTTTTAAACGTCCCCTCAGTAGCGAATACGACATCATGTCGCAATGATTTACCAATGGATGCTGAATAGATTGATGCTTCATTGCCAGTTAAAAGGTATTTCTCGTAATTTTGTTGAACAAGCTCAGACGTCGGACATAAGCAAAGAATTTTCTTTTTACTCATCTTGACGAGTATTTTTGCAAGCTCGGCACAAATCAGGCTCTTGCCTGAACCTGTCGCAAGCGCCATGATTGAATTTACAGCGACATTTACAGCGTCTTGTTGGTATGGTCGAAGGGTGTAGCTCATAGTCTACGCCCTGCTTTGATTTCTTGAGTGGTGGCATGTCTAACGCAGGGGAACTTATACGGAAAACCCTGATAGTCTAGCACCGCTCCACCGCTTGGCGATGTGCTGATAACAGCTCTAACGTGTGCGTGTTTTATTTTTGGATTGGTTTTTACAACACAATCCCCAACCTCAAAAATATTATGCTCGCGTCGGTATTCTAAAAGTGCATCAAGCAATTGCTGCGTTGGATGGACTATTCCTGATTTACAATCAGCTATTGATTTAGCTCTCTCATAACCGCCAAGCTGTTCAATCAAATTCATAACTCCACCATCCCGTTAAATTTAGGTCTTGCCACTTGCCAAAAACCATTTAAATACAAGTAATAAACGCCATCTTCAAGCAACCAATATTCATCGGTTCTTTCGTTGTAATGTGTCGCGTCATTTAGGTTTGCTTTCATTTTCAATTACCTCAACATGGCAAGGCCATAATACATAACCATTGCGCGATGGCTCGCTTTTATTCTCATGGACGATAAGCCTAGCTTCGGACAATCCAGTCATTGAATAATTTGATGTTTTAATACCCACAATATAAAAATCACGACCGGTTAGGGCATGACGTACCTTTTGGCCAATTTTGTATAGATGGTTATTCATTTATCAATCACCACTGTAGTCGGCGCAATATGATTTCTGATATCAGATACATAGTCCGTTATGTCCTCATTCAAGGGGATAAAATTGCGCGTACTATCGCAGTGCTTACAAACAAAAAATCTATACTTGTCACCATTACTTGTGGTTTCATTCCACTCATGCTGACATTTATTGTGGTCGGCAATTGCGGCGCGGATAGATGAAAGTAAAATTAAATTTCCACTTACGCTATCTTCACAGCGACCATAAAGAAATTGATCTGCCATAAGTGAAATTCTCACAGTGGTCGCGACTTCCGGCGCACCATCCACAATCGCCTTGCACTTCTCTAATCCCAATTTTTCGATTAAGTTCATTTTCCAATTCTCCGCTATGCTTTTTGTCTGACTTTTCATATTATCTATCACCTGCCTGATTAGGTTTGCAATAGTGTGATAAATAGCTTGATTAAATAATATAATTCTATTATCGTTGTACTTAAATGAATTGTCAAACTTTAAGACAACAATTTACACTTTTGGGGTTGAGCGTGAAGAAAGATTTTGAAGGGCTGTCAATCGAGACTATTAGGACGGCATTGGGCTTTATCGACCCAGAGGATTCAGAACAGTGGATTCGTGTTGGTATGGCTTTATATTCGGAACTTGGTGAGCAAGGCTTCGACCCATGGAACGCATGGTCAAGTTTTGGTTCATCATACGACAGCAAAAATATTAAATCACGATGGAAAACTTTCCGTAAGGGCTATGGTGGGCGACCTGTAAGCATAGGCACGCTTATTCATTACGCAATGAATAGCGGCTTTAAGTTCGATGAAAGCAAGAAAGAAGTGTCACCGCACATCATTCAGCAACGTGCAGAACGCAAAAAATTACTTGAAATAGAAGCGCAGGAAGAACAAAAAAAGGTCATTCAAGGTTATGCAAGTGCTAAGAATCAGGCACAACAAAAGTGGAATAATGCTAGGCCGTGCGAGACACACCTATATTTGATTAAAAAAGACGTAATGCCGCATAACACGAAGCTGGGGAAATGGTCATATAAAGATGAAGACGGCACACTATGCACGGAAGAAAATGCCTTATTAGTTCCGCTTTATAAAAATGGCGAGTTGGTTTCGATGCAGGGCATCTTGCCGAATGGTGATAAAAAGCTACTCTACAAAGGCGAGAAACAAGCCGTTTATCATTCCTTTGGTGAATACACCCATACCATCCTACTTTGCGAGGGGTGGGCGACAGGTGCAACACTGTACGAAGCAACACAGCTATTTACGTTTGTATCAATTGATGCGGGTAACTTGATTCATGTTGCCAAGTATTTACGCAAGAAATACCCACTATCACGCATTGTTATATGTGCCGATAATGACCAATACAAGAAATCCAATACAGGCTTAAAATCAGCATACAAGGCTTCATGTGCTGTAGATGCGGATGTGGTTTATCCGATCTTTTCGGATGTCACTAGCAAGCCAACAGACTTTAACGACCTATATCACGAAACTGGCGATTATAATGCTGTATATGAGCGTGTGGTTCTACCTACCCAATACTATGCAAAGGATACCGATACGGATTATTTCAATGCTTTTGACTTGCCATACATTGACGATGCTGAAAAGGTACTAGAAGAATCAAACGCGCCTTTGGATATTGCCAGGGCTGCCTTAGTTGTTGCGGTTCGTATGTCGGACAAAGTACCCGCATTTATGAACATCGAAACGATCCGTAAATTTATCGCTCATCCATTGTTAAATCCACGCACTCACACAAGCATTATGTGCCGTGTACAATGGGCGATTCAAAACCGTAAACGTATGGCAACAACTGCACTTAGACCGCAGTCATGGGGCAAGCATGAGCATATCGTGGTTTCATCACTACAGGACTTTAAGCCAGGCAATCCAGTATCATTGGTATTTGCTCCAATGGGTTCAGGTAAGACTAGAAATGTCATCACGCCATTTTCAGAAATCAAAGATAAAACTTTCGGGGCAATTGCACATAGACGCTCATTAATTGCTGATCTGTCTAAAAAACTAGGCATTGATAACTATGATGATATGACAAGCCAAAAAGCAGAAGTGTCAGACCGTATGGCTATTTGCTTACCAAGTATTAAAGCAATGCAATTGCAGTCATTTGTTGGACGGATCCAAAACCTAGCCATTGATGAAATTTCACAAAACATCCGATTCACATCATCAAAGGAGTGCAAAGTAATGGGGGCAAATCAAGAAGCTGTATTTCTGGGTTTAAAGCAACTAGTGAATGAAGCAGAACGTGTCATTGTGGCCGATGCTTCGATTGATCAAACAACTTTGGATTTTATGCAAGAAGCGCGACCGGATGAGATATTTACCATTGTTGAGCAGATTCCACGGAAAGGATGGGAAGATAAAAACGGCAATTGGGTTCATGCTTCGCGTAAATGCTTCTTGTATGGTGATCGGGCCGACCTACTGACCAAAGTCACACTGGAGTTAAACAACGGTGGCAATGTGTGGTTCTCGGTTGAGAGCGCAGAACGTGCGGAAGTCTTAAAACAGATGTTTGGTGATAAATACGAAATATTAACCATCACTTCAAAAAACAGTAAGACAAAACAGATTAAACATTTCTTAGAAAACATTGAAGAAGAAAGCCGCAAGTATCGGATGGTGATTGCAAGCCCTGCTATTTCATCAGGGGTGTCGGTTGAACACAAAGACAATCAACATTTCACCATGATCGCAGGGATGGCTAGTGGTCACTCTATTTGTTTCTCAGACTTCGCTCAAATGTTGGGTCGGGTTCGATACGTGCCACACTATCACGTATGTCTACAAGCCAATAACAAACGATATGAGCATGTGAACGCCAATTCTATTCTGTTAGGCTTGCGTCAAGCTGCAATGCTCGAAGGTCAAACCATAAAGGAAAATGAATACTCGAAATTTAAGGCACACATTGAAGCAACGGAAGAAATGTATCGGGCCGACTTCGCCAATGGTTTTGTTTGGTTTTTAGAATACTACTGCTTTGAAATGATACAAGGCATGGTCGCCAACGTAGATTATTCACTCAGTGAGCAAATGAAAGCACTATCCAAGGAGTTGAAGAGCACATATCGCGCATCAATACGCAATGCGGACCAGATCAGCACCGATAAGGCACGTGAAATCGAAAGCAAGCAAAACACCACGGACGATGAAGAAATGCAATTAATAGCGTTTAAGGTGCGTTCTAGCTTGGGATTCAGCCTTGATCACGACATTGTGGACGAAAATATAGATATGTTTGAAAACATGCCGACATTGGACAGGTTTGCACGTTTGCTGGGTTATTCATTCGATGTAGAGGATCAGGAAAACAATATTTCATTGCGTAGGTTCTACAGCGCCCAGATTCACGCTGTAAAGAATATTTTTGGTGACTTGAACCCTAGTACCGATTTCTTCGGAAAAGCGCAATGTGACGCAATTGTGAGCCGTGTAAGCGACAATAACAATCGTTTCCTACTTGCATCGCTTAAATTGATTCCGAGCCGATACGGTCAATGGCGTGAATCAAAGAGTGGTGAACTGTTACGCATGGGTATTCCTGCGAATACTTCAAAGAGTGTGGCTCAGATTTTAGATAAATACGGCTTATCATGGAAGCGTACAACACGCGGCGGTGAGCGTGGTTATGTGGTGAATAGTGATAGTTGGGATAAGATGAAGGGATATGCAGAGAGAAGATATAAAAAAGCCCTCGTTTGAGGGCTTCTATTTAGATGTGTTTTAATATGTGGGCAATGACATCAATTGTCCATCCATTGCCAATTGCTTTATATCTTTGCGTGTTACTAACGCAGTCCGTCCAATTATCAGGCAATGTTTGAAGTCGCTCACATTCTAGTGGGGTGAGTTTTCGGTATGTCATATCTTCATAAACCGCAACATCATCTTTTTGAACTGTGGTTAATGTATTGGTTTTACCATCATTGCGAACTTCAAGACGTTGTTCTGTTAATCCTGCTACTTTTATTTTGTGGTCTTGTCTTTTTCCATCAACAATATATCGACCACGGATTGCTCCACCGGTTATTTTAATTCCCTCACCCTTGTTAGTTGTTAAGCATGGGCTTTTACCACTATTGACATCGTAAACATTTCCATTCATACCTCTACCAGATGGGTTTACATTGCAAACCTTTATTGCCATTTGATGCATTGATTTTTCGATATATCTTTTTGCTGTCGCACCACCAATCCTGGTTATAATTACTAGGCTTTTTTCTCGATCTGCAAAATCCCCATTTTCTAAAACACCCCCAAGCAAAATACCCTTGTCATCAGGCTGAGTAACCTCAAAGTTAGTCCAGTAGTAACGGTTTCGATTCTGCGCTGATACCAAGGCTGAATTAATCAAGGTTTTTTCAACGTAACCCAATGCTTGCGTTGTGTGTTGGGTAATGTATTCCTCAAAATCTTTTTTCATCTTGACATTTTCCATCAAGAATTTAGCTTTTGGATTGAAATATAAAACATGCTTGATGATTTCTAGTGTAGTCCAAAATAACATGCCGCGTTCGTCCTTATCACCTAGCTGCTGACCTGCAACCGACCAAGCCTGACAAGGGAATCCAGCACCAACTAAATCAATGGATGCCCAATCAATATCCCATTCACGCCATTTTGTTACATCACCTAAAGCAACATCATTAGGGTAATGTTTTTCTGTCACCTGATTGGCGTATTTATCAATCTCAGAATAATAGGCTTTATCTACTTCAATCCCTGCGCGATCACAAGCTAAATGCAGTCCACTAATTCCGTTAAAAAGGCTAAGTATATTCAAGTGTTCTTTCTCCTAAGTAATAATAGAATTATATCATAGTGGAATTAATTCAGGTAGTAGGTAATCCACTTTTGCATTAGGTAAAAACCACGGTGAAATCACATAAATTTACGCTTAATTTCCTAAGTGAGAATAATTCCAAAAACACCTAAAAATACCAGTTAGCTAGTTTATCTTATAGAGATAAAGCTTTTCTGGTATATAAAAAAGCACATAATCTATATAAAACATAAGAAATACTTATAGTATTTCTTCTTTAATATAAGAAATATTTATTATACAAAGTGCAGTATTTAATAGTATTATTCTATTATCAAATTACGCACGAGAGTATAGAGAAATGAGTAAATTAATTAGCGGTAAAGATGCTTTGATTGCGTTGGCGAATGGTGAGGAGGTTGAATACTATAAGCACGAATGGATGGATGTTAATCGTCTATCAGTTCGTGACTTAACATCGAGTGACAACATGTATAAATTCCGCCTAAAACCTCGCACCATCACGATAAATGGAATTGAAGTTCCTGCGCCTTTTGAGCCTAAAGAGGGTGAGGAGTTTCATTATTTATCAGATGACTCTATTGATGGTTATCACACTGGAACATTCTCAACAGATTTACACTCTGGACTTGTTTGCGGGGCGTATCGAACTACAGAAGAAATCAAACAAGTCGTAGAAGCACTAAGAAGCGTTTTTAATCCACAATAACCCCAAACCATACATCGGTATAGGCAAATCAATAAAAACGCCTATATCGAGCTTAGAGGAGCATTGAGCATGTATTTAGAATCCAACACACCGAGCGCAGTTATCAAGAGTCAAGAAATCGACGGATTAGAAGAATGGCTAAAGAAGAACAAGCCTACCGTGATTCCTCCAGGTGTTTCATTGGGTGAAGTTAAATTTGTTGATAACTCAAAAGTGAAGCGTGACCTTGAACAAGAAAAGAAAGCTAAAGCTGAAACAATCAAGCGCAACAAATTAATCGAAGCGCAGAACAAAGAGCGTGAGCGTTTGGCTAAACTTAAAATGAAGGAAATTGAGAAAGAACACAAAAAGAAACAAGCTATTCAGGTGCAATCAGAGCTGTTAGCTCCATTTTATGAACGTGCAAAACGATCAGACATTACCAGACTTTCAAGATTGGTAAATATTAGTTCAGCATACCTTCGCCTGTGCATGACACGTAAAGCACTTTCAGAAGAACAACTTGAATCACTGAAATCTGTTCTAGCTAATTTTGAGTGGATCGAACCAGTGAAGAAACAAGAACCAAAACGGAAAAACAAGCCAAGCAAGAAATTGACGGAAGCTGAAATCAAACGAAAGGAGCGATGGAATATTGCCAATAAAGCGCGTAAAGAAGCCGTAGCGAACGGATTAACTGAGTTCATGGCGGTGTGTGGTCATCATGGAGAAACACAGTACACGCTCGGCAGTAGCGGGCAGGCTCGCTGCATTGCTTGCATGAAAGAAAGGTCAGCTAAATATAGTTCAGCAAAGCAGACACCAGAACAGAAAGCAAAGTTTGAGCGTCAGACCAAAAACAAGGGTTTGATGGTCACTGCGGTTGAATCTGGATTTATGCACTTCGATGGGCTTTGCGATAAGCACGGAATTAGCAAATTCGTGATCAACAAGAAAAAGAAGCAATACCCAAATGCTTATCCATTTCAGTACAAGTGCCATAAATGCAAATACGAATATGCAGCTGAGTTAAAGAAAAAGCGCAGAGAAGTTGCAAAGGCTAAGCAAGCAATGATATAATTATATTATGCAAAACCTAGTTAGATTAATCGAGTTGTAAAAGTAATTAAATACGATGGCGTTTGGATTCCAAACAAACGCCCTCAACTGTGGGTTTCATGCTGCGTTAGTGATGAAACCGCCTTAGGAGAGATTTGTGAAAGACTTGAAAGAATACCTGCGAAAGAATAGCAACGGCACATATTCATATATCAGAATGGTACAGCCTGAGCATGTGAGTGATTTTATGATTGAGATTCCAGAGGGTAGCAACATTGCAGTAATTGAAGATTCCAAGGTTAAGTTTTATTCAAAATACACATCAGCCGACCTTGATCATCTCGGTAAAGATCTTATTTGGATGCGCCCATCACACCCCGAAGAACTTCCGTTTATTGATGATGAGCCAAAAATAACTACCGCCAAAGATAGCGAGCTTGACTATATTGCTAAAATTCATGATATGCGTGATCGCTATGATGGCGAGTCAGATGAAGATTACCGTTATCAGTTAGAGCATTACATTTCTCGCAAAGAGCCATCACTCAACTACCAATACGCAGAAATTGAAAAGGTGCGTCAGTCAGCGTGGCAAAAACAGGAAGGTGGAAGCCACTACAAAAACCTTAAAATTCAGCCGATGCAGTACGCGCTAGAAAATAAACTCGATTATGCACAAGCTAATGTTGTGAAATATGTAACACGACACAAAGAAAAGAACGGCAAAGAAGACCTTCTCAAGGCCATCCACAATTTAGAGTTAATGATTGAATTTTATTATGGAGATGAGAAATGATTTTAGATAAAGCAAAGATGGCGCATGATTATGCAATCGAGATGTTAAAACGTGGTGATCCTGAGCGAAGCATTGCTTTTGATGCGTGGACGTTGGCCGACACAATGCAAGCCGAAGCGGATAAGCGCGTGGTCAAATTTCCTGATGTATTTTTTGATACCAAGCCTAATGAAGAATGGCAACCTGATTGGAGTCAAGCGCCTGATGAAGCAAACTATTGGGCTATGGATAAAGACAGTTCCGCTAATTTTTTCAGAAATAAACCCGAAATAACAAATGGGAATGGATGGGACTTTGGTGGAGTAATGCAAAGTAATAATGCGCATAAATACACTGGAAACTGGCAGAACTCACTTCGGAGGCGCCCACAATGAAACGCAATAAAAAATACAATCCAAAACAAATCGTCAAGCAGAAAGTTCACAAGTTTCAAATGTTATGGGAAGTGAACGAAGCTAAACGCATTATTGAGATGCACCATTTACTTAACGGTGTTGATCCGCAGGAGTCGAGCCATACACCGCTGCATGTTTGGATGAGAGCGCATAAAGGCGATTTGGCATTGGGGCTTAAAACCCAAACAATACCAGCCGAACAAAGCTTTCATATTGTTAGCAAGATACATGCAGTAAACCCCAGGACTGGTGAAGCGGTTGATGTTGAATTCCAACTTGCAACACCACAGACTATGCACCTGTGGCAATTTTTAGGCGATGTTGATTCTGATCTATACATTGAAGAATCAGGAATTAAAACGAAATGGCTTGGCTTTAATTCTGAATTAGAGAAATACCTAGAGGAGATCGAAGGAGAGTTCGAGATTGTGACTAATCATTGTTGCCTAACCTGTTTTAGTTCATTCAAGAGTTTTAGGCACGAAGTGGAATTTAAATCTATAAAATTAATGAATCAATATGGTTTAGGGGTGGCGGCATGATCAACTTTCTAAGAAAACTATTCTGTATTCACGCATGGGAATATGAATCGGATATTTTGACAGATGAGGAATTTAAGGTCTGTCGGAAGTGCGAGAAGGAGATGCGAAATGAAGGCAAATGAATTTATTAAAAAGTTTGGGTTAAAATTGGCGCAGCGAGATATTGCAGCATTGGATTCTGGATTTATAAAGCATGATGATTTTTTAGAGCATTATGGATTTGATATCTTGGACGACCTAAAACGCCTTGTTGAAAGTCATGAGTTGGTTGAAGAATGTGGTGGGCTAGATAAGGCAAAAGAAAGAGTTGCGCTTGAGGAAAAATTACTAAACCCTAATGTATTTTATGTTCTTGTTGTGTCAAGCGCAATTGATGACGTTGAATCCTGTCAGTGAAGCAGCCTAAGCCACTCCATCCGACCACACTAATTTAAACCGATCATTAAACCCTGTATAAACGGGGTTTTCTGTTCCTGATATATCAACAAATCCAAACTGCCCAATCGGGTTATTGTCCTGACAAATTCGATTATAAATAACAGGCTCGTTGTCTTTTACAATACTCAAGAAAGTTTGACCCAAACGATAACTCAAAGTCAATTCATAATCCGAACCGCCAAGCGTTACGCCAAAAGTCTGATTCGGGACTTGCTGTAATGGGATTTCTAACATTATTAAACTCCTATTGCGCCCGCTATACTTTGCCCGGTGCTAACCAAGCCTTTACCTTTACTGAAAAGATCAGCTCCTTTTTCAGCAAGTTTGCTTAAGCCAGATTGACTCACTTCCTTGGGCTGAACACTCCCACCATCCACAGCCTTAGCATCGCTTGGCGCTTCGACTTCTTCAAATGAATAATTTACTTTCACTTCGCGCACTTCCTCAAGCTGCACATTAACCACAATCAATTGAACGCCTTCCTGTGCTGAACGCGCATAGTCCACGCCAGTAATGCACATATTGCGATGCACAAATTCAGGGCTAATCACGTAAAACTTTAAGGTACTGCCCTCATAAGCAAGCAACTGGGCCAAGAATGCACCGCGTTCTAGTGAGCTACCCGAACCCTTCGACATTTGCACAACCGCCTGAGCAGGGGATGCAACTTTGTTATAGGATGCGAAAGAGCCTTGTTCAATTGGAGCATTCGCAATAGAGCTTGCCGCCTGATACGAAAGCCCTAGCACGTTGTCAGCAAGCAGCACAGGAAGTCCGAACTCATTAAACAAGCCCCACACGTTGCCGAAAACGGCTTTAATCAGTGCAGCCCCACCCAAGCCGATTGCAGCGTCAGCTCCCGAAGAAGCTAACCCCGCAAAGTCTGGGATTTTTGGGAATCCTTTTATCATGTATTTAGTCCTATTGGAAATTGATACAGGTTATTGTTGTTCAGACCTTTGATAGCGTCCTCCATTGTTCCTGTTAGGGTGCTTGCCGTTGTGTTCACATTAATGGTGCTGACCTTAACATCAACCTTATTGCTATTGGTGGTGCTTGCAGGTTTGGCAATACTTGCAGGGATTTGATTTTTTGGCATAGTGGCTTGTGCTTGGGTTGCTCCAGCTGAAATCGCTTTTTTATTGATGCGCGAGCGAATGCTTGCATCCAGTTTATTTATGTCTACTTCTTCCTCCTTGCCTACTCGATAACCTTCTTGCTGCTCCATTGCTCTCAAGATCGCTTCACGTTCTTTCGTGGAGTATTGGTGCATTTTTAAGTTTCGATTGCCAACTGAAGCTAGAACTTTACGTTGATATGCAGACGTATCGTTTTTATCTTCGGGTGGTGCCCAAGATGCAATTGCTTGCATTAAGCTCTTGTCTTTGTAGCCCAAGCCTTTACCATAGTCGGCCTTTGTTGATAGGTTTTTTGCGCGTCCACTCTCAAACAATAATTTAATTTTCGCCTGTTTACCCGCTTCGTAACTTGGAAACACACCGAAACGCTTCTCAAAAGAACCACCGCTTGCACCTTCCAAATCGAGTGCTCTATTGCTTTTTGCGAAATCTCCACGACCCTCAATGTTTCCTGGATTATTATTTCTCCAGTTCCAAGATCCTGTGCGCTTCACAATCTTGCCGTTTGCCAACTGCACAATATTATACCCAGACCCCGCATGAAGCACTTGAACAATATCACTCCCGCTTGGTTTTGTTGATCCATTATTAACAACGCCAACACTCTCGGATTTCACACTATTATTCATAATACTTGTACCTGCAAGCGTCCCCACAGGCTGTCCTGTTGCAATATCTACCGATTCAGTTGCTCTATTCCAAATATCTTTACCGGCCTGAATAATGCTATCACCTAAGTTCTGGAACATTTGCGCGGATTGCCATGCAGCCCCTTTGAAGTCACCATTTACGAGTTTTTGTAGAATCTCGGCATAGCCTTTTAATGTTGGAATTGCATACTTAACAATGTCGCCTGCAAGATTGATAAAGCCCTCACGCAGCGTTTTTAATGAAACACCGTTCTCATCAATAAACCCTTTCAGTTTAAGCCATGATTTACCATCTTCCGCAACTTGTGACCATGAATCATAATCACCAATTAGGTGCAAGAATCCTTTACCTAAGTTTTCAGTCGATAATTTAGCATTATCAATGTAGCCGCTAAACGCACCCCAATTAAACAGACTTTTCCCGCCTTCCGCCCAAACCTTATAATCGTCATATAGTGCAATAAAAGCAGCACTCAGCGCAGCCACAACAAGAATAAACGGTGCAAATGGGGCCATGAACAGCAATGCAGCGACCAAAGCCTTGCCTAGCAGCGGAACAACTAAAGCCCCTAAAATAATTCCCATCGCTTCAAATACGTTTTTAACCGTTTTTTGATGACGTTGCAGAAACTCAAAGAAACGCAAGGCAATATTAGATAGCTTCACCAACAATGGGATAATCGCATTGCCCATCATGAGCTTCATTGAGTCCCAATGGGCGCTCATCTTGGCTTGATTCTCAGACAGTTTGCGACTTGCTTCCAATTCCTGTTTATTGGATGTGTACATTTGCTTGTGATAATCGACCATTTCCTGCATCGCATCACGACCTTGTAAAAGGGTGTTGATTGTCCCTTCATCAAAGCCAAGTTTTTGCCCCATCAAGAAAGCCTGTTCTCTGTCCATTTTAGACATTGAATCAGCTAGGTCGAGCATTACATCGTTCGTGCCGCGAACCTTGCCCTGTGCGTCTACCATGCTCACACCGAGCGTGTTAAACATCGGCAGCATGGAAGATTCACCAGTCATAGCGAAATCATTCATGGAGCTGTTTAGGGCTTTCATATCCCCTGCCATGCCTTGAGCCGATCCGCCCATAGCAGCCGCAGCACCTTGCCATGCTTTGACCTCACCCGATGACATACCTAAGTTTTTCGACAGGAAGTTCAGCTCGTCATTGGCTTTACGTGCTTCATCTGCAAGTTTGAGCAAGCCTGTACCCGCAGCAATGACCGCAGCAAGCCCTGCTACACCCTTGACCGCTTTACCCAAACCACCAACCAAACCGTCAAAACTTTTATTCGTCTTGACCGATTGCTTTTCTGTATTGCCTAATCCTTTCTCTAGCTTTTCGTTTTTCTTTACCGCGTCATCCGCTTCTTTGTTATACCCTTTTGCATTCAACAAGAGTTCAACAAATATTTGCTCGACTGTATTACTAGCCATTTCCGCTTAACTCCTGCTGTAATTCCTGTATACGTCTTTCGTTTTCTTTTGCAACTTGATGCACGTCGATAATATCCATGGCATCCTCCAAACTCAAAACAGTGTCGAGTTCTACATACGAAACAAGCCCTGTTTGTAGGGCTTGAAACACGGTAGAGGATACGTTCAGACTTTTAACGAGTGCGTCATCTTTCAATGGCAGCCCTGTTCGTTGCCCTAGGTCTGTGAACTGCCGTCTGCTAAAAAATCAATGTGCAATAAGAATGCTTCCTTGCGTAACATCCAAAGGGTTTTGATGTCTTCAATTTCTTCATCAATTGAAAGCATTGGACGAACCACGCCACCACTTGAGATCACCTGGACGCAATCATTAATCAATTGTTCAAGTAAATCTTGACCGACTTGCTCAGTGACGTTGCCTAATCCTGCAATGGATACGCGAGCAATTTCCAACATACCGCCCATTGGGTCAATCTTTGGAGCATCACCCACGCCCATAGTGTCAGCGATCAAGCCGAAGTTCACACCGCCAACATCCACCCCACCGCGAAGCATGGCAAGTAAGGCGGTATTCGCCCACTTGTCAGCACGTGTAACTGGCATTTCCGTGATAAGGAAAGATTTCCCCTCATCACGGCCTGAATCAATCATCAATGTTTTAGTTTTACGAGCCATTATGCGATGTCCTCAGGTGCGAAGTTGTCCATATCCCAGACGAATTGAGTGCCTGCAAGCATTTTTTGCGCTGTCACGCCCGATGGCGTAGTCACTAAAAAGCCTGATCCTGCATAACGCTTTTTGATTGACGGATAAGTAACGTCGATATCCCAAACCAAAGCGTCATTTTCAGCGTTCGCATTATAAGCAAGGTATTGGTCCATAACTGTTTGAGCGTTTGAGTTTGGCTCAAAGTAAGCTGTAAACTGCGCTGTGTTATTGACTTTACCACCGCTTAATTTGCCGTCGATACCCATGCGAGTTTCAGCGATTGTACGATCACCAAAGCTAGTCGAGTTGTCAGGCTGAAAGCCGTTTAAAGTCACGTACTGATCAAACAATCCTTTACAACGTACACGAAAGATGACGTTAGCGGACGTTAAAGTTTTAGTATTCACTGTCATTTTATAGTACCGCCGTAGAAGTCATGTTGATGCCTTGGATAGAACCGCCATCCGCATAGAAGAATTTAGCAGGGAAGCGTTTACGTGCCGCGCCTGCAACATTAACCGCATCGCCTACATACATATACCAACCAGTCAATTCAACTTGCTGCGCTGCGCTTGTGCTATTAGTTTCACGATTGATTACTGATTTTTGTTGCTCGGTTAATTTCATGCCTGCAACGATACCGCCAAACGCTTTACCGTTATTGATGCGATCCTGGAAGATTGCACGGTATAAAGATTTGCCTGCGTCATTCGGTGGGATTGATTTGTATTGCTGTAAACCAATGATGCCGTCTAATTGGAAACCTTGATTTAACCAGATTTGAAACGCATAAGTATCAGCCCATGCAAATTCACCAGTCACAATAGAGTTACGCATAAACTGGAAGCGGTCGTTTGCAGTTGCCCATGCACCATAAAAAGCGTATCCGTTTACTTCGAGTGCTTTAGCGTCTTGCTTAGATGTAACGCTTGCTTTGATGCCCGATTGACTGCGGAAGTCTAGTGTTACGCGACCATTCACTTCTGAGAAGTCGATAGATGCAACAGAACCACAAGCGAATGCAGCATGCTCTAGGTCGCCATAAATAGGCGTTACGTCAGCAACATCGTTCTCTTTAAGCCATGCCGCAAAGTTTGCAGTGCTGTTCGCAATAGTCGCGGTAGGCTCTTTACCATATTGGAATAGCCAAAAACGGTGATTCTGTTTTGTTACCCAAGTTGCGATTTCTTTAAACCAATCAACATCAAAGCCGATGCCTGTAATTGGTGCAAAGTTTAATGTGTAATCCGTTACACGCTCTAAAGCAGAATCAGCAGTATCAGCAACGGTAGTGTTGTTTAGTGTAGCACCCCCAACTTCTGACAAGCCTAACGCATCCGCAGCCGTGCCTGATCCAAAACTAATGCTTGAAGTTTCGCCAGTTGTGCCCGAAGCCACTACAAATGATTGCAATTGAGTATCAAAGGTCACAACGGCAGTCAAAGCAGTTGCAATCAAGGTCGCAGCATCACTGAAAGAAGTCGCAGCAGAAAGGTTCACCGTGCCTGTTTTCAATGTGCCGTCAATGGTGACATTCAAAGTGCCATTAACTAGCTTTAATTGTTCCAAAGTCGTTGAGCGCAAAGACAAGCCGATCAATTTTGCAGCTTTATTTGCATTCACATATTCAGCAAAGAAAACTGAATAAGGCTTGATGGTTGAGCCTGAAAAACCTTGCAGATAAGTTTCAGCAAATTTGTACTCGTTAGACGTTGAACCAAAGTCATCGCGGACAGTATCAAGATCGAAATATTGCTTAATTGGAAATTTAGAAGCAGCCGTAAAGACTACCGTATTCAGCGATAGTTCAGACCCACCCGCGGCTAACGCGCTAGGCGGGATATCGACAATATCGCTTGCTGGAATTGATTGAAACATGCTTAATCCTTTTTAGAATGGCGCGGACGTATCAGGTGCTAAAATGTCGGTATCCGACTGCTCTGTATAAGTGTAATGTGGATTGTATTGTAAAGCAATTTCCAACATAAATCTTTGTTCATATTGGTCTTGTACAAAGGCTGAATCGTAATTAGTTCATTTGTGGTGTAATTTGAACGCCACATGACCGCGACCTGATTGGCACGATTAAAAGCCTGCTCGCCATAGAAGTCTAACTGCATCATGAACGCACGTGAGTTCTGGATAGTCGAGATATTATCCGCGTTATCGTATGTCGGTTGGTCTAGCGCTTCACTGTAAGGCATGAGCGTCATTACAATGCCATCTTGACTCAATGGGCTGTTATTCTGCAATCCTTGCTCTACAGGGCAGTTAAATAGCTTTGTGAGGTAGTTCCATATTTCGAGATAGATTGCTTGGTTCATAACGTCACCCGATGCACTAAGACCTTAACCCAATCAGGATAGGATTCCATGACTTTAGTCACTTTCCATGTAGAGACTTCATCTTCACCATAGGCTTTGAATTTTAAAAGGTCTTCGCCTTTGTCTAGGTTTCGTCTTTGTGCTGAAATCAAGCCATTTGCATAGACAAAGTTGTACTGCCCTTGCTGCGCTGTCAGGTTTAAATGCTGCAAGTCTTTTGACTCGATAGACTGTGTTTGAATCTCGATAGTGGATTCAATATATTTAGGCGTTTTGATACCACCTGCTGCGATGGTAAAGCCGTCATTTTTGGCTAGTATGGCTGTCGTGTTATTCGGGTTAATTCCGCGAGTTAGGGAATTGGCTATTGCTCTGAGATTCATTAAAAAACCCTCCGTATTGGAGGGTAGTTTAGCATTTAATTATTCTTTAGTGCTTTCTCTAAAAGGAGCATACCTAGTCGACAACCACAAAGAAAAGATATTATAATCCCAAGAATCCAATACTTATTGATTGCAAGCCATTCAATATTAAATATTCTCTCAACCCCAAGTAGTATAAGAAACCAAACCAAAGATGTCACGACCAGTTGAACTAAAAATAACTTCATTTCGCATCTCCCAACAACAAAACAGCAATACTAGAAACACGCTCTTTGCATAGCTTGTATATTTCTTTGTAACCAAGCCCTGCATTTAATCCGTCACTGATAGCAATTTTCACCATAGTTTCAGCCATTTTGATTTCATCTAGCTTTCTTGTTTCCAAGCTATCGCGCTGCCCTGCGTCAATATTTAAAGCTGCATTGGTCATCTTTGTTATGGTCATGTAATACATATCGGCATTTTTACTGCCATTGGTTCTAGCATAGTTCACTAAGTCTCGAATAGCATCCGTTTCAAGGTGGCGAACCTGTTTGCCCTCAATTCTTGCAATGTCACGTTTAGCTAGTTGAGTGCGTGAATCGCGGAATGCCTTAACGAGTTTTAATTTAGCAGAAACAATATGATTGTTATTCCGCATAAGCGTCAGTAAAAAATAACACTGATCTTCATTCAGCATTGCAAAACGTACAGGTAAATTGTTGTAACCAGGTTCCGTTTCAAACGGAAGATGCCCAAGCGATTCAAATTGACTTTTGTACTTATCTAGGTTTTCAAGTATTGTTCTATGGCGGTGGTTTAGTTCAGGGGAAAGTAGGCGTGAATCGACACGGAATTCGGATTTAATTAAAGCGATAGAAAAATCAGTCATGATATTTAACTCTCAAAAGTTGTGCCATAATTGGCAAACTAATTATATCATACCTGTTTAATATTTAGGGTTTTTATTCCCCCTCACCCACCTCGAAACTAATAGACCTAAGCATTTGCATGGTGTCACGTAACGGAGCCTGAAAACCTTTCTGTGCCACTGTATAGGGTGCATTCGGTGGGTCTGACCACGTAGCAATACTTTGGGCAATATTCCCTTTCATGCTCTCACCAATCAAACCCATGACTTGCTGCGGATTGTTGTGCATCTTCATTAAATTCTGTACAGACAAAACCCAGTTCTTTTTCTGTTCTGAAACGGTAGTTCTAAAAAAAGCCCTCACAGGACTTCTCTTTGTTCCATACTCATTCCAAAACGCCACCATAGCAACAGGCGTGCCATCGGGATAAGTGGCATTCTCCAACACTCCGACACGAACGGAAGCATTCATGTCTTTGTATTTCAATAGGGCAGCGGATAGAGAGCCAACACGTTTAACCATTATCAACAACCGAAGTTAGATTACGATCAATTATAAATATAGCTTTCATGTAGTCATCAATACAACGACCCGAGAAGTCATCATCTAAATCCAATAAAGATTCTTGCTCAAACTTCTCGAACTGATTTTGAAAACTACCTAGGTAATGGTTTAGCAGCACCACATTAGTTTTAAGTTTCAGTGTTATTTTCTTCATTCAAAACACTCAATTCGCTCTTGAAGAATTTCAGAATAATGAAGCATTGCATAGTATTGTTTTTGCAATAAATTCAACTGATGCGGATCAATATTAATTTCATGCGCTTCGTAAGACAGGAAATTAAGCAAAGCACCTAGTTTTTTATCAAGCTCATCTTTCTCATCTTTAACTCTTTGTTTAAAATCACTCATATCAATCTCCAATATTACTTATCTACGATTCACAGGCATAGGGAAGTTCGTCACCACATACAGGCTCGTTCTAAAAATAGCCGTCATCTGCCAAAACTTCGCACCGTATGGGGTTTGTACCCACCATTTTTCGCTATTCCCTAAAGTCCCATATTCCGATGAAACAGTGTTATTGAATAACAATTCCGCTTCATAAAAGAATGATTCAAGCTGCAAATCGCTTACTGTGATTTTCGGGTACATTCCCCGAAATTCTGCTACTACAAACTCGACTACATTATCGGTCATTTACTTAACCTCATCACCATTTGGCTTTTCTAAGCCTTCCGCTTTGGTTTTATTCGCAACCTTTTCTTTCGCTTGAGCCTTCACTTCTTTGCGCTGTTCATTGGCAAAGATAAAGCCTTTAGTCACTAAGTCATGGTTTTTGTTTTCAGCTACCCACGCATCCCATAACGCTTTAGGCACATCATCAGTAATACCGTGACCGCCAAAGATTTCGCTTGAATTCGAACCATTGATTTTATGTGTGGTGCTGCCCACTTGAATCAATACGCCAGTCGGGTACTTGCACCCAACAACTACAGTATCAGACATCTGTAAAACTCCTTTAAAGTTAAATCATTGTATTCTATTTATACCCAATAAAAAAGCCCGCCGAAGCGAGCCATTTTACTAATCTGTTTTATGGCGTATCGTTCGCAACAAGCATACCCGCAATCAACAACGGACGGTAAACAATCGCGCCATTTGTACCTTGCATACGTTTTTGGTCATAACCTGAATGACGACGGAACAATGGGAATACACGCATTTTTTCAGTGAATGAAAGATCTACGGTAGGCTGACCATCATAAGAGTCGGCAATCAATTGAACCTGTTGGCCTGCTGCTGTTGCGTACTCAGGTACCACAACAAACTCAAGGCTTGGGAAGTTCTTAGTTAGCTGATCCGACACGTTCACGTTGTACATGTTGGTTTTAGTGAAGTTCGCTTCAAGTTCAGGCGATAGCACTAAAGTCATTTTAGTGGTGCGAGTTACAAGACCACCAGCCTGTGAAACTAGCAACGCATACAGTTTTTGAACCGCATTAAAGATACCCTGAGCATCTTTTGCGCCCCAAGCTGTATCAGTTGTGCTTGGCAATAGATTCGGGTCATTGATCAAGCCATAGTTTTTAAGACCATTTACACCGAAGATATAGGACAGGTTTTGAAAACGATTTAAAGCAGTTACCGCAGCGATTTGCTTGCGTTCAGCCCAGTTCAAGTTCGCTTTGTTCGCAATTTCCGCTTCACGATCACCAACACGGATGATTGATTGATAGTGGTACGGGTTGCGTTCTGGATAGTTGACGTTCGTATCAGCCATGCCGTTTTCGTTAAAGTCGCCGTATGAAGCAACTTCACCGTTTGATTCAGCAAGACCAAACATGATTGTTTGGTCAGTCCATGAACCTTTTTTCACTTCGCCAAATGCTTGAGCAAGCGGGGTAGGTGTCAAAAGAACTTCGATGACTTTCGGATCCACATAAGTTGTGAATAAAGACGGAACGCCTGCCGATGGATTTGTAATTGAAACTGTCTGAGCATCCATTGCCACTTGTGCCATGTGCTTTGGAGTCAGCTCCATTGGTGTTTCGCCAGTGTCGAAAATGACACCGGCTTTAGCTTGCAAGCTGGCAAAGTTTAGTGGTTTCTTTTCCATTATTTAATCCATCCTGTAATTTTGGCCAATTCGCCTGCTAGAACAGTGTTCACAACCTTGAACGGTGTAATTGTATGACCTGCAAGAGTGGCACCCGCATCGGCAACTAGAACGCCTGTAGTGTCATTTGCAAATACGTTCTGACCCGATGTAGCGCCTGCCGCAAAACGAGCAAAGAAGTCACCACCATCGAACAGTTCGACCTCAAAACCGCCACGAATAGTAAGTGAGTATTCTTGGCTAGGTGTTAAGACGGTTGCAGTGTTAGCACGCTTAACGAAGCCACCACGAGTCAGTGAGCCTTTAGCATTTGCAGCCAAACCAGTGGCATCGTCCACCCATGCGAAGCGACCAACGATAACACCCGCAGCAGCAGCTTTATACTGACCACCTGACGCATTCAATAATGAATGATAAGGGTTTGTGCTTGCGAAATCGCCCTCTACGCCAACAGGCAAGGTGCGATTAATTCGAGATTGAAAAGGCATTCTTTATGTCCCCTTATTTGAAACGGTCAGTTAATGGATCGGCTTCATAAGATGCAGAATCCATTGCTGTTTTAATTTGTGGTTGTGATTTTTGCTTGATTGCTAGACCAACTAAAGTTTTAAGACCTTTCACTGTGTCAACGCCATCGCTGTCAATACCTGACTTTTTCAAAGCATGTTTCAAAACTGCTTCTGCTGAGTCCATCGCAACAACACCAACTAGCGGCTTAACAAGTTCACGCGCTTCAAACAATTGCGTTACACGTTGCACAGCTTTGTTTTCAGCTTGTTTGATTGCAGCATCCATTGCAGCTTTTTTGACTTCTGGTTCAGCCTTTTCTGCTTCTTCATCTTCATCATCGGCAGTTTCGGTTTCATCAGTGTCTTTTGCTACTTCTTCTTCCTCATCCTCATCTTCCGCACCTTCGAGCTTTTCAGCTTCTTCGGTATCTTCCGCAGTAGGTTCGATGTTTTCAGCAACAACGGTGATTAATTCCTTGATTTCATCGGGCGTTAAATCTGCATCAGCAGCCAAGCCTTTTGCTACCAAGATGGCTTTTGCCGCAAGATTAACTTTTGCCGCAGCCCCTTTCTTTAATTTCATGTTTAACTCCATAAGTTTTGGTAGAGCATCAGCTACAAGCGCATCACGCCCAATTCGACCACGTTCGACTAATGCGACATGATTACCGCGAATATTCGTCATAATACCATCATAAGGCTGTCCATTGAAAGTGCCACTTTTCATAAAATACGATGCAGATAATTCAGCAAGTTTACCCGATTCGATCAGGTTGATTGCTTCTTTATCCCATACAGTTAATGACCCTTTTACATCATTTCCGACCATTTCAAGATTTGAGCCAATTGTCCCTGCAATCGATTCCTTTTGTGGATCGTCCGAAGATACAAAGATATGCTTAATTAGAAGTTGTTTCTCGCCTAGCGTGTGCATTCCTTTCTCAAGTTCAGCAGGGTCGCGCAGCATGTTATAAATCTTTTCAGGGTCAAGCCCTAAAGATTCATATTCCGGGATTTCTTTTCCGTAATACGGATTGACTGCTGCTTTGGTAATGACTGTGCTATCTACGATTAGAAAGCCATTATCGTCATAGTGCCGCGCAGATGCTTTATCGAATGCGACTGTGTTTTTATTCATGCCTTTAAACACTTATAAATAAACTGATAATAACATAGAGAAGATAATAAAAAACCCAGATCTAATTAAAGATCTGGGTTGAATGTGTTTTATTGAGTATTAAGAGCTAAGCAATCATGCTCAAAGCGGTGACTAGAAGCACAAGCGCGATATGTTCCTCTAGGTTTTTAAAAATCTGCATTGGTTCGCTCTATATCAGTTTTACCGATAATAGCACTTTTACCAAGAAATAAAAAACACCCCGAATGGGTTTAATTAAGCATCAATAAGCCCAAATGATTTCCAAGTGCCCGGACTACCACCAGCAACACACACCCACCCTATTTTTCCACCTGCTGTCGGGGCTTCATTCCACACTATGTTGCCAATGTCCCATGCTCCCGATGTTGGAGGGGCTGTACCTACACTTTGATAATGTGTTGCCCCCATTGTTAAACCGTTTGGAAACCAAGGTCTGTTCTGTTTTAGGGTTGCGCTTATGTCTTGTAAGAAAAATGACATTGCGTTATAGCCATTTACTATTGCCATAATTTTTTGTGGATCGCTAAGATTGCTTATAGAAAATCTCGCATTAGGGTTAGCAGTAAACCCAAAATCAATAGCGTTTTTCTTGACACTTACAAAGTCGCCACCCTTACCTGCCTGAACCCACTGCACACCCTCTGTTACACTGAATGCCTTCGGCGTTGCCATCCCTACGACGGAAGATGATAGTACATTGATATTGTGCGGGTATGGTGGTGCGCCAGTATAACCGATAATAAGAGCACGACCATTCATTGAGTAGGCTTGCGGTCTTGCATTCTCAGCATAAGTAGAAATCCACACGGTTCGCGCAGGTGTTTCTGGCAAGCCTGAATTGTCGTACAAGCTACCTTGCATACAGTAATCACCTAGAGTATTTTCATGTGATTGACCGCTGATGTTCGTACCGCCAAGCAAGGAAGCATCATAAAAACCAAACTGACTGTTATATGCAGCCAAGCAATTATCATTTTTAATCACGTTGGCATCATCACCGATTTCAACAATGCCCGACCAGCCATTAAACAAAGCTGCACACTCAGTATTAGAGCCTTGATTTGCAATGCCCGAAATTCTAGGTCGAGAGCTTCCAGTGTTTGCGACAGTGAGAATCCCATGCTTAGCATTGTTCATTGAGGCCACACCGTTTAAATAAGATGGAGCGTTTTTAATGATACCGTGCTCAGAGCTACCTGTAACTTTAATAAAGTCTATTACTGCCCCAGCCCCACTTGTTCCAATCTGCCCAACAGGAAGTGTTGCACCATTACCACTTGTGTCTTCCGCAGTGCTGCTATGTATGATAAAAATAGAAGATTTGTAGTGAACCGTCCCCACAGGTGTTGCTCCTGCGAAGTTAAAGATAGTTTTACTTAGCTCACCAACACCAACACCACGAATGTGATGTGGGCGCGTGATGTAGAAGCCATCCGAGAAGTTATAAGTACCAATTGGTACAAAAATATTCAGAGCAGGGCGTTCTGGAAAAGCATTATTTAAAGCAAACCAATTTGCAGAATTAATCTCTGGTGAGTTTGTTGGAAGAATACCCCAATCTCTTGCATTAATCTCATCATCATTTCGCTTTTCTTGTGCATCATTTACTTCTTGCTGCGTCTCTCCGCTAGTAGTAATTATCTGACTAGCATCATTAACTTTAACCCACCCCGTCATATCAACATTTGGGTTGTTTACATTACTAGCAATGGCAGAGCGCACAATATCGCCAGTCGCAAGCTGAACGCGCTCATTTAAAGCATATCCACCTGTTTTGCTTTCGTATGGCAGGGCAGCATATTGTTTTAGTAACTCAGAACGCGCAGCCAAAGATTTCGCTTGCTCATTCATGTTGCCATTAGCGCCACCAGTCGCAAACTCGTTTGTTTCTAGTTGTCTTACGTTCGGCCATCCCGCAGGTGGTAAAATATCTGTCATTTTAAAGCCTATTCAAGTATTTAATAACCTGAATATTAACATACAGTACAATTAAAAAAACCGCATTAAAGCGGTTTATAGTTTTGAATGAGTGCCCCATATAAGACGTACCATGTAACACCGTCATATCGCATCGTATAGCCTAGATTATTAACTTTATAGTAAACAGCCTTGCCGCCTTCAATGTCGTAGTGTGTCGCGCCTTGTGGGGCTTGGTCTTTGATTTGGGTGGGGGTCATTTAATAATCCATCCTAAATTAATATAATTAGCTGCCCAATCTTCAACCATTTCACCTAAGCATTTTTCTTGCTCTTTTTCACTCATGGATTCCCAGGATTCTTCATCAATCCATTCTGATAAATACACTTCGTCTTTTTGATTACACCCTGAAAACCCAATACCCAAAGACATACTTAGCTTTAACTTTTTGAATTCTTTCATCTCAACCATTCCTTATATTGTTAATCGTATTGTTTGATCCGCCTTTAGCTGATACCGACCAAATTAAGCTCCAAAGCCAAAACAGCATAGTCCAACCTAAGAACAGCGTCATAAGAAAAATCCCCCAACGCGATTCATGACCTCGAACAAAGGCAATGATGACAGGGAGGAAGTAAAGCAATAGTGTTGTTAATGCAACTGATAAACCTAGTGTAGTGTCCATAAAATAACTCCAATTAATACAATCCAAAAAACAAGACAAGCGATAAAGCATTTAAGTATTGGGTGCATTGTTTCTCCTTTATCTTGTTTTGATAATAATATAATTATACTATGCCGTCAATCACTAACTCACAATGCCGTCAATGATACTGGTTGAGTAACAACGGCAATTTATGGCTTGGGCCGGGAGCAACCACTCACCATCCAACTTTAATCCTTTGTCAATATCAAATATTTCGCCATCGGCTTTTTGATGACTAGCCCTCGGAACTTTCCCGGCATGGCTATGCTTCCAAATAGCCTTCGTAATCCCTAATTCCTTTCGTCTTGCTTGTTCAATGACAGCGTTAGCCTTTGCACCCTGGTCACGCGCAATCAATTCCGCACGATTCTTTGTCACGCCATACGAGTGCTGTAGTTCTTTCGATAGTGTTCCTAAGTCAAAGCCACCCTTAACACTGGCCCATACGGATTGTTCAACCTTGCCGAGATATTGCACACCGATAGATTTGATCAGCCCGACATTTTCACCCATCGCAGCCTTGAGCATCTCCTCTGTATAAGGTGACATTTGCAGCCTTACTGTGAACCCCGCCTTGCGTAGGTGCTTCTTGAGTTGGTTGTCGTAGTTATGGACAGTCTTAGTCACAAACAGGTCGGCAATCTGGTCTGATAGTGAATTGAGTTTATTCGTCCATTTGCCTAGCAGATAATCCATTGAGTGACCGAGCCAATCACTGAATCCATCCATAGCAACGGCATTCGATTGAGCCTTGTAGTTCGCCATAATGTCGGCTTTAACTTCTGCCTGCATCTCATCAATGAGTTTCATCAACTCGCGCTTGTACCATCGCTCAATCCCTAAATTCGGATAAATTGGCGGCAATGTGGTGGGCTTTTTTCTTTTCATGGTGTGCTTGGAATAAATAAAAATATTGTAGCATTAAAAAACCCTGCACGGGGCAGGGATAGAATATGGAGCGCCTACTAGGAATCGAACCTAGATCAAAACGGAGGCGCTTAAAATGGTGAGTCCCGCAGGATTCGAACCTGTCTGTCTTCCCGTTATGAGCGGGGCGCTTTTACCAATTAAGCTAGAGACCCATAAAACCCACGTTTTACGGAGGGCTTGTTATAGCTTTAGTAGAGTGAGCAGGATTTGAACCTGCGTTTCGGGGCGTCACACCCACCAGTATCCTAGGCCACTAGATGATCACTCTCTAAAACTACCGCCTTTCGCACACATGGGCGGTGCATGTGGTAATCCGTCTATGTCAATCGGAAGTGCTTAATACATTACTTCCTTTGCCTAGTTACTTGTTTAGTCCGAGGGCTAGACTTCCGCTAGGTCTCCATGTATCAGGGAGTTTATTCAACTTTGGTGTGCAGGATAGGAATCGAACCTATCATTTACCTTTCCGTTGTTTCGATCAACGTAGACTAAACCGTCCCAAGTACTTCTAGCCCCTCCCACGAGTCTGCACATTAAGTGTCGGTTACAATTATCCGACCCCACTAGCTATCAAAGTTCCGAAGGGGATAACAGAACCTCGAAAGGTGTATGACATAGGAGAAATTTGGTGGAAAGGATAGGATTCGAACCTATGACCTGTAACGCTTCAAGATACCACTCTACCAGCTGAGTTACCTCTCCCCAAAATTGCCTGTCTTTCCAAGCTGTCATCACACATAAATATAACTTCACTAGCAAGGGATTTATGTTGCATAGTCACACTGACTTGCTGTGAACCGCCATTTATGGCATGACGGTCTGCCTATATTGATTGGCAACGTGCGAATAGTTGCATTATAAATTGAGCTTAAAAGTGTCGACCCTGTTGTTAGCTTCCATTTATATATCTTATAAACAACAATTATACTGTGTCGCCCACAGATTCAATCAATAAGTGAATAATAGTATTATTCTGCTCTGCTGTCAACACTTAAATCAAAATCCATCTGTTCAGGAACTTTATCGGGGTCGATGAATCCATAGCCTGATCCGACATCATTATTCAAGCGTGAACGTTCATCTTCTTGAGACAATACGCCTGCCTCGATTAACGCGCCTGCGGTCTGTGCTTTCTTGAGATTAACATCTGCCTGCTCATTGTCGTCCATTTGTTTCAATGAAGCGAACTCAAATACAATGTTATTGTCAATTTCACCAAACAATGACATTTGTGCTAGTCGCAGAATCTTCATGATTTGTGGGAGGATAAACGCATTCTGTAGTGAGCTAATCCAATCGTTATACACGCGGATTTCGCCATCGCTTGACGCATTCAGACCTGACGGTGTAATCCCTGTAAGTTTCACCAATGGCGTATGAGAGGGCATGGCCATCAATTCTTGAGACTTAGCCCATAGGTCAACAAGTCCGGTTAAAGGTGTATTGATCTGAACTAAATCTTCGCCTTCCATGTCCATAAGCAACATGTTTAAGTTGTCACGGAATTGCCCCATCATCTGAGCGCGCATTAATAACTGGCTTGCACCTTCTTCACCACCTTGCAAGATGGTTTCCATGTTGGTTTTGAGTGCGGTCAAACTAAACTTAGAAATAAGATCACTAATCGAATCGGTATCACGTTGGAATCGTTCAACATACGGCTTCATGATTTGCAGCCATGAGATACCGCCGAAGTTATACGCAGGCTTTAACAGGTCAGGCACAGGCCGAGTAACCAAAGTCATCAAGCGATCTTGGTGAATATTCACGCCCTGGACAAACCAGTTATTTACTTTGTAGAAATCAAACTCAAGAGGATTGGACGCATTGAACGCAGCAGGCGAACTATGGATCGGCTCAATTAAAACAAATCCCTCCAGGCTGCCTTTTGGCACGTTGTCATATACCAGTGGCAAGTCTGTCTTATCATCCTGCCCTTTAATTTTAATGAACAGGTGCGACATACCGAAAAGCCCTTCATTCTCGATATGTTTACGCATGATATTACGCACGTCAAGGCGTTCAAATTCTTCTGTGATTTGCTGAATCTTGTCTGCGCTATCCTCTGCACCATCACCTTTCATGACAATACTGCCCCATTCGCGGGTCATCTCTAAGGCATTGGTTTCTGGCACGTTGCGATAATCACCACTTTGCGCCATTAGTGTTAATGTCGGATAACCAATAAACCCCGCATAAAACATTGGGTCGGCATTTGCATAGGATGAGATGCCATTGCATGAGTCCATCGCAACAGGGGCGGTTTTGACGCCTTGCGGCAATACGCCTGCAATCGGTTGATGTGCCGTATATTGCTTAGGCAGGCTTTGCTTTTGTGTGCGTTGAATCAAACTATGCTGTGCTTCCAGAATACGCGTTTGTTGCTCAAGGGCTTCGACTTCACGTTGTCGCAAGGTTTTCTTTTTGGTCATCTAAAATAATCCTTTGAGGGCATCGGGTCTGATGTTTAAACCTTTCTTGCGTTTCATAATTTTCTCTAGTGCGTATCTTAACGCATCAATGTAGTGGTTGTCTTTATCAACTACAATAGGCAGAACCTCATCGGTGAGTCGATCTTTCTTGTAGCTGTATTCTCGGAACTCATAAGCTGTCTGCTTGCAGCGAGTGTGGATAATCACCTTTTTGAATGATTTGATAAACTCAATACCATCCTCTACCGAGCCTTTGCCTTTCTCTACCGCCTTGATTCTGATTAATCCTTTGCCTTTCAAGTGGCTAATTGATTCAGGTCGCGCATTATCTGCATAAGATGGATACTTGCGAATATCAGGTATTCTTTTCTCAAGGTATGGCACTGTGTCGTCAAGCTCTAAGCCAACTCGACCTGCTTCATGGTCAATCCATACACAATCATCATGAATCCATACTCTTAAACATGCGGTTGGGTCTTGTGCAAAACCAAAGTCAATACCGATATATGGGCCATCCCATTTTTGAGGATCGGCTTCAAAGTCTTTGATTTCATATTTATCTTTAAAGATTTGCGCGTCTGAATGCTCAAGATATGCACCTTCCCATATCCAGCGATAAGTAGCATCGTCAAGGTTCGACCTGTCTTTGCGTCTTTCAAGCTCTAATACTTGAGGGAACCACGGATTATCAATGTAGTTCATCTCGACACACATACCGATCATCTCGCCAGTATCAGGATCAAGTATTTCGGGATTACCAAACTGCTCTGCTGTTGGGCTATTCCGCTTCTCTGGATTCCATGTAATCCAAATTTCAGAAATGAATCTTTCACCTGTTGGGAGTATTATTTCTTCACGGACAGTAGGCAGCAGCTTTCGATAAGCCATAACAGACACGGACTCAGCCTCGTCTATCCAAGCGAGCAAAATACGCGCCTTGGACTTAATGCTGTCCAAGTTGTGACGCAATCCACAAAACGAATAATCAACAAGTCTGTTTTTGCTTCGAATGTAATTTTCGCCCATTTCATAGTAATCATTAAGAAATGGCACAGCTCGAATGGCTTGTTTGATCTCCTCCATGGATGAATCAGACAAAGAGTTCATAAATTCACGCGCACATAGCAAAGTACCACTCACCCCCATCTCAGCAAACATATAGCCCTTGATTGCAGTCATAAGGGCAAAGGTTCGCGTCTTGCCTGAGCCACGTCCGCCTTTTGAGCAACGATAACGCAAGTTAGGCTTACTGAAAAGCGGTATCAGTTTTGGCGGTAATTCAATTGCTACTTGACTCATTTGGAGCTACCAGTTGAATGATGGAAGGTTTATCAGCAAGGGCTAGGCCATTTGATGTGATGTCTTGCTTATCCACATGGTTATCCAGTCGCGCAACTAAGCTCTGATTGATCTCACCTGTAAGAGCTAAATCAGCATTCCACGCCTTAATGCTAGTCATAGCATCATCATAGATACGCGAAAACTCAGGACGTGAGCCGTAATCTTGAAGTGTTCTTAATCCTATTCCCATGTGCCGAGCCAATCCAAATTGAGTTGCCCCTCTCGTATGAGGAACTTTCAGATATGAGATTTCACCTTGAAAGGACGCGGTGATTGTTTTCATCACTGGATTGTCTTTAACCCACTGCATGTAATCGAGTGCTTTTTTTTCAAATTCTTCAGGTGAATCTATAAGCCTATTTCTTCCTCCAAATCCCATGTATTTTCTCCTAAATTTTGCTCTTAAAACTATATCAAAACTGTATAAACTTACTGTGCTTTATACTAGTATTTTACTATACCTTCATAGTAATGCTTCTATATATTTAATGCAATTTATATGTATATTTTAATCCATTAAATGCTTCTCTCTATAAATAGAATACCGTTTCTGGACGAAATGATAATCATTATTAATTATAAGCACAAATAAATATATTAGAGATTATTTGATATTTTACTATACCAATTGTTGTTTTCTGCTATACTGAAATAACAAATACCAGATGTGAGTTTTATCATGAAGCTAGTTTGCGGAATCGGAATCAACAAAAAAGAGCGCCCTGCAATTGGAACTCGACCTTATCGAATTTGGACAAAAATCCTAAATGAAGTTGGTGAGTCGAAAGGTCGGTTAAGCATTTGCAGAAAGTTTAAGAATTACACATTCTTTTATGATTGGTATATGGGTCAGGTCGGGAGCGATAAGGATTTTAAAATATCCTATGATCTTCTTGATAAATCCAATACGACATATCACTACGATAAATGTGTATTACTTCCTGCTGAAATTAGCCGTTTTATGAATCGGGTTAAAAAAGTTCGTGGCAATTTGCCTGTGGGTGTGGATAGAACTAATAAAAATTCAGATGCTGGCTTTATGTCTAGAATCAGTATGGGAAACGAGCGAATACACCTAGGCACATACAGAACACCCGAAGAAGCCTTTATGCCGTATAAACTTATGAAGGAGTGGCACATCAAACATTTAGCAGAAAAACATAAATCCTCCTTAGACCCAATCGCCTATGATGCGCTCATGAATTATACAGTTGACATTACAGATTAATAATATTATTCTATTATTCACTAAGAGGAAGAAGAAATGAACTACAAAGAAAACCCAATAGCAACAACACTGGCTTGCATCGCACTTGGCTTGGTTTTTGGAGGGTTAATAGGATGGTGTATTTAGCAATAGCTGTAATTTGCGCTGTAATCGCGCTAGAGGTGGGTTTACGTATCGGACAGTACAACTACATACAACGCAAAGAGATTGACCAAATACGAGCAATGAGGGGGTTTTGAGATGGACGTGCAAGAGAAACGAAAACTACTAGAGGCTATAGATATCCTAGTGAGGCGACCGATGATGGCGGATGAAACAACACTAGGTAATGCAATCGGGTATTTTACAAAATTAATTAATGATGTAACTCAAGGTCAATTATCTATTCAAGTAGTGGCCAAGGAAGATCAGGGGGAAAACCAATGAAAGTAGAGAAATTACTTAGCTCTATCCATAGCAGTGTTGAGCTTGATTCAGCAGAAGAAATCAAAGAAAACATTAAATTAATTATTCGCGTACAAGATATGGGTAGTGGTGAACGCGACACGATTAGAGCAGCCTTTAGACACGGACCTTTATATGATGGTGATGTGCCAAGCAAATCATCAAGGGATGCGCTAGTAAAGGATGGTTTTATAGTAAAGGTAGTTGTTAAAGGTGAGGATGGTTTTAATGCATGCACTTACAAAGGACGGATGGCTTATCGAATTTTAGAGGCCATAATCGAGGCGCAGGAGCAATCCAAATGACCCACATCCACCTAAGCGCCATCATCGTAGTGGCGTTAATGATTGCTCTGCCGACTGGCTGCATTTACAACAACGCGGAACGCCAAGCCAAAGACATTAAAGCCTGCGAGTCGGTAGGCGCAAGATGGCAGTATTCAAGTTTAACCAAGCAAGTGAATTGTGTGCCGAATAGACAAAAATGGGGTGATCAGGAATGAACCAAATTAAACTAAAAATCAAAGAAATCGGATTAAGCCAGCGTGAAATATCGAAGCGACTAGGCAAAAACTCTTCCTACTTGGCAGGGGTATTTCGATCGGGTCTAAGCACAGCAAAGCAAGCGGAGTTGATGGAGCTGCTTGACATTGTTGGGGATGGCGGAACTGTGCAGAGTGATGACCAGATTATTGCTGAGTTGTCACAGAAGTTGGCGGATTGTCAGGATGCAGGAATCAAGGCACTAGAGAGTTATGGAATAGTTCAAAAACAACTAACCCAAACGCAAAAATACTTGATGGTCGCAAATCAAAATTGTGAATTGTTTGAAACAAAATACAGAAAGATAGCTTTATTAAATTGGGCGTTATGTACTGCATTGGTTGTGGTCTTGATTTTATGGGTGGTGGTATGAGTGAAAATATTAGTGATTGGGATCAGATACACCTAGACCCAAAAGATAGGCTTTATTGGGCATTAAAAAACACAAAGAAGCGAAAATCTGATTTGAATTGGCACCATGCCTCACATACAACCTGCGTTGGTTCGACACATGGTAGAAAGATTTGCGAATATCTTGGTGTAGACCCTGATGGAACAGATTTTACTAGAAAGTTATAATACAATAACCCTCATCATGAGGGTTTTTTAATGAACAGAAAAGTCATACGAGTCACAATCCGAATAAACGGTCAAGAGCAGATTTGCACAAGCGAGAACGAGTATAACCAATTGCAGTCCACTGGCTTGCGTGTCCTGTGCAATATCGTCAACGGTAATGGTGCTGTATCCCCTACCGCAAATATTAAGCTGTACGGCCTTGCCTTAAAGACAATGCTCAAACTTATGCGTATTCAATGGAACACGTTAAGCGCAGTCTTGAACACTGTTTTAATTGAGGCGGGGGAGGAGGGCGGCACGTTGGTCAAAGTTTACGAGGGAAATATTACCTTTGCTAAAATCAATATGGCGAATGCTCCAGATGTGTACCTAGACATCGAATCACAATCTGCCATTGTTGACGCATTAATGCCTGCACAATCTAAAGTATTTGAAGCGAATACCGATGCAGCAGCCATGATTGAAGAAATCTGCACCGACATGAAATACATCTTTCAAAACAACGGTGCGAGTAAAGTCATTGCCGATGGTGGCACGTACAACGGCACACGCCTGAACATGATTAAAAAGATTGCCGAGATTGCTGATTTTGATTTATATATCGAGCAAAACACTATTGCAATTTGCCCTAAAGGCGGCCCACGTAAACTCCCCGTCCCGATCATTTCCCCAAAATCAGGCTTGATTGGCTACCCAGTTCCAGACGTTCGCGGTATTTCTTTCAAAGCCTTTTATGATCCATTAATCCGCTTTGGTGGTTTGGTTGAAATTCGAGATAGTCTGCTGGGCGATACCGTAAACGGTCAATGGCGAATTTTCGGTACTACAGTTACAATAGAAGCCAATTTGGATGGTGGCGCATGGTTTATTGACTGCAATGCCGCACCGCTGGGGGGTACAAATGTCGCTATTGCAAAATAATCAACCAGTCTTGAATGCACGACCTGAGCAAACAGTTCCAGGCGCAGCACAAGACAAGTACATCATTGAAAGTTTAATCTCGAATATTCACACAATGATTCCTGTTAAAATTCTATCTGTTACCGTGCCTGCGGATACCCTTGCACCTATTGGACGCTGTGAGGTGCAACCGCTTGTACAGCAAATTGACGGCTCAAATAATACCTATGACTTGGGTAAAATCATAAACGTGCCTTATTTGCGTGTGCAGGGTGGCTCAAATGCCATTGTCATTGATCCACAAGTCGGTGATGTGGGCTTGTGTGGATTCTGTGAGCGTGATATTTCCATTGTTAAGCGGACAGGTGCATTATCCGCACCCGATAACCGCAGACGCTACGATATCAATAGCGCGGTCTATATGTTTACAATGATGAGTGGAACACCTACGCAGTATATTCATTTTAAATCATCGGGCATTGATATTAAAACAACAGGTGATTTAAATATTAATGGCTTGGTGATTCGTCCCGACGGTACGCTAGTATTTAAAAATGGTGTGGTAGCAGACACCCATTCGCATTCACAAGGAAATGACAGTAACGGAAATACTGAGCAAGATGTGGGAGTGCCGAAGAATGGGTAAATGCGAATCATGCCGAAAAGGCTATAACGGCACAAATGGAAATGGCTATATGCCTTGTGGGTGCAAGCCTAAATCAAATGGGAAGCCACCTAAAAAACCAAAATTCGAGGGGTGCAATATATAATGGCAACAACAATATTCTTAGACCCTAGAACATGGGACTTATCACTTGATGTAAATGGCAATATCGCAGTCGCAACAAGTACATACCAACGAGCGCAGGACATTGCTTCCGCTTGCCGTGTATTTCGTGGTGATATTTATTTCAATCAATTGGATGGCATTCCATATAAGGAATCCATTCTGGGTAAAAACAAATACCCGCTTGGTTTGTATCAATCCGAGCTGCACCGCGCAGCCATGTCAGTCGATGGCGTAGTATCTGCAAATATCAAACTTAATCAATTACAAAACCGTGTTTTAACAGGTATTATTGAATTTACTGATATAGAGAATAATACTGCGAGTATTTCATGCATCATTGCGCCAACGACCGAGGAGGTGCTTCAAGGCATGTGGTCGGTGCTTGTAGCTGCTTTCGGGACGGACATTAATCAAGCATTAAGTACGCCACAAGGACAAATTGCAACATCAGTTACTGCAGCATTACGCGACCGTGATGATCAAATGATTCAGCTCATGAATCAGGTTGACCCGCAGTATGCTACAGGCATTTGGCAGGATGCGATTGCTCAATTATATTTCTTGACTCGCCAATCAGTTACACGATCAACTGCTCAAGTCATTTTTTATGGTTCAGTTGGCGCAATCATTCCACAAGGTTTTCAGATTCAAGACCAAGCAGGCAACATCTGGACATTGCAAGCACAAGCCACTATCCAAGTGAATGGTGAAGTTGTGGCAACGGTTGAATGTCAGGTTTTGGGTGCAATTTCTGCCTCACCAAATACAATCACTATTATCGTTCAAGCGTTAGCAGGCGTTGACCGTGTAACCAATCCAAGCGCAGCGATTGCAGGCAAGCAAGAAGAATCACGCGATGATTTTGAAATCCGCAGGGCTGATTCTGTGTCGGCAAATGCAAAAAATACCGATAGCG